CAGGACGTCCGAGTTGGGGTTGCGGACGCGATTGAAGAAGCCGCTGTTGAGCAGGCCGAGGGTGTCGTAGCTGACCATGCCCGGAATGCCGATGAAGGCCAGCGACAGGCACCGAATTCAGAATTTTATTTGGATCAATAGTTACCCCTTGTAGGGTAGGATTTTTTGAAATAATATGCTGATCTAACTGCTTTAGTTCACCAGTAAGATGCTGCCCCATAAACTGGAGCGTAAGCATCTTGGCTTCTTCAGGTGAAACTTCTCTGAATGTATCCATTAATTATAGATCTTTAAGCAAATCATTAATAGTACTATCTTCATCCTCTACTTTACTCTTGGATGTAGATTTTACTTCAACAACTGGAACAGGGGCAGAAGTCTTTTGCTGCGGCTTAATAGTTGCAACTTCAGACGTATCTTCATCAACATCCTTTGTACCATGATAATGGGTATCTAGAAGAACTTTTAGATCTTCGTAACTCTTAACGCTTACATAGGATTCAAGATCAAACGCGCTATTATAGATCTTTTTATAGGAGTCTTCATCGAGACCTTCGATCTCTTTTGGTATTGCGAATTTCGATGAAACGTAAGTTGGATAATCACCCTGCTTTTCAACCTTAATCTTAAGATTACATCCTTTAGGTGATAGATCAAAAATACGGGGTCCGAGCTCTGCAGCTTCTTCGCCTTCAATAGCATCCATAATAATCTTATGAAGTTGTCTACCAAAGCGAACAATCTTTACCTTATTATTGTTTTCTGCATTAACAGGGTCATTAACAACATAAACATTTACCATCCAATTTTCTCTACGCTTAATAGCAAGCGCTTTGGTCTTCTCTGCTTCCGTACCATTACGAAGAATACGAAATCTCTCTTCAGCGATAGGATCGCGTTGATTCCAAGTAGTTGGGCTAATTGCAGTTACAAGTTGACCGGTAGTAAGACTATTCCACCCGTAGGAGTAGTAATGAAAAAACGTCTTAGACGGATCTTTTACATTAGGAAGAAGCCTGACTGTATAAGTGTTACCAACTTCAGTTCTAAGATAATCTTTAATTTTTGATGCACCGCCTTCACTATTATTTTTCGTTAAAGCGCCTTTAATGCTTTCAAACATCGATGTAGTAAATGTATTCATAGGTTAAAGTATATAATATGGATGAGATAAAATCAAGAACAATGTTGAATTATTTTTTGAAGACCTAGCTCTACTAATTTGTTAGCTTTTTTGGAGTTAAATAGCTTAGTTCTAAATACTTGTATATTATTGTATACATCGTCGCCAATTATAAATTTTATAACTTCAGCATCACGTGATTTTAAATTCTTTTCAAAATTTTGGTATCCTAAAAGTACAAACATATTTACTTTATGTTCTTTAAGATGAAGGGTAAATGAATATTCGTTATTTGTTTTATGATTAATGTAATTTTGTGGATTGAGATTGCGCTCTCTACAAAATCTCAAAATAAAGAGTAGAGATTGCTTTATATTTGCCAACTGCTCTTCACTATCGGGATCAGAATTAATCTTCTTCTTTTGCGCTAATGTATAGGACTTTGTTGCTTTAAGTGTCGTGTAGTAATCTAGAGAGAAATGCTTTTCGTCAGGATAAAGTAAATATGGAGCGCGAAAAAAATCTTCAATATTAATATGTGGAAAGCGCTTAAAAAATGATGAGAGCTTCTTAATACATATAAACGTCTTATCGTCAATACCATTAAAGTCCTTTCTCAACCTGTAGGGTTGATTGTTACTTGATCGAAAAACTTTTAAATATGTATTGTAAATGAATTTTTCGTATTCTGACATCAATAAAACTTCCACTTGTTACGTGTAAGTTGTTTCTTTACTTTTCGTAGTGCGCTGGGTTTATAGTAACAACGTCTTAGACGAAGATCGTCAATAACTCCAGATTTGAGAAATTCGCTATTAAATTTTTTCCACGCTCTGTCAAAATAAGCCTTATCTGTGCTTTTCTTAGGATCTAAATTTACTTTAGCGTTAATCTTTTTCAAATAATACTCCGTTCTTTTTACTGTTTAAAAACTTCATGACGTATTTACTTTTATATAAGCTAGAGTCAAATTGCAAGAAAAATTTAATAGCAGAGTAATCATTTTTATGGTCACAGTAGCTTTTAAACATATCTCGCAAATTTTTATCTTTTAGTAAACAAATAAATACATTAGCTAAGTTAAGTTTTTTTGTATGGTTTAAAGACACAAATGAACAAAATGAAAGGAACAAGTGATTTTGCTCAAATACAGTTAGTTGTTCAGATGGATCGCATAGTTTCACGGTCAAATCTAATTATTGACCGATAATGATAAATCCATCACTTACAAGGATAACTTAGAAAGTGTATTAATTGTTGACGTGCTTCCCTCCGTATCGTTAATATGTTCGTCTTCTGTAATCGATAGAGTTGAGTAGTCAATTCTCATTGAGCAATGACCGAAATTAGGACCGAATCTATTCTTCATGAACCCCATCTTAATTACGCCTAGTTCTTTATCAGTATCTTCCTGCCATATACTTAAAATAACGTCACCGGTCATAGCAAGTCCAATACTTTCAGAGATTGTCTTGAGACCGGGGTCAGTTATTTCATAGCCATCGCGATTAAGCTGTGTAGCGGAAATAATAGGGCAGCTAAAAGCATATGTAAGAGCTCGAAGCTGCTCGGTACAGATTTTAATCCTCTCATAGCTACTATCACCCGTGGTCGAATTAAGCAAATTAACATAATCAAGAACTATAGCATCTATCTTAATACCTTTTTGTACTAGCTTCTTAACATATGCCTTTAAATGGTTTGCTGTAATTGTAGCAGGTGGAAATTCTTTAATAATAATCTTTGAGGTAGGGTTCTCTACACAATATTCCGTAATTTGATTCTTTAAAGTATCAGATTCTATTTTTAATTGAGATAGCGGTATTTTAGATACGCTTGACGCAAGTCGTTTTGCATATATAAGCTCAGGCATTTCAAGCGAAACTAACAAAACGGTCTTACCCTGTTTAGCAATGTTAGTAGCAATATTACCTAAGAATATACTCTTACCAATATTCGTTTCGCCTGCAAAAAGGTATAATGCCCTTCCGCTCTCTAAAAAGCCTCCGCCGATCTTTTCGTCAAGCCATTTCCACCCGGAAGGTATATATTTTTCATTAGAATTAAGATCAGCAATAACCTTGTCGATATCACTAAATAAATCTAAACCTACATCGGTAACTAAGCTAACACTACAAGCCTTTTCAAACTTATCTAGAATTTTAGAGGTATCGACTTCACTTTTGTTAATATCTTCAACAACATCCATCATGGTATGATAAACGCCTTTTTCTTTTAAAAACTGTTCGGTATTAGCTAGAAGCTCATCATTATTAAAATTCTTTTCTACGTTTGCGAAGAGAGCAACAACGTTTTTGAGGGAAGCTTTTAATTCATCTGTTACAAGATGTGTTTTAATTTCAGTAATAGAAGGTTTAGTGCCTCTCTTTTCATAAAAATCGCGGATAATATTAAAAACAGCTTTAATATCTTTGTTCTTAAAAAATAAAGGCTTAATATGATCTACTATAGAACCGAGATACATTTCATCGGTTAGTGATTTGTAAGCTATAATAGTTTCAAAATAATCTAAATCGAGCTTAGCCATACAAAGCTTATTATAAGTGCTTTTAAAAAATTATCAATTAGAACTATATTCTTCAATAAACTTTTCTTGATTGTCTAAAAATGCTTGGCTGTTGGGATTGAGTAGACCGGGAGATTTATGAATAGTCCAGATGGGATAAACTCCGAGTTTCAAATGTTTTTTATTAGCATCAATACAGCTAGCAATGTCATAGTGGTGAAATGAATAATTTTCATTGAATCGCCATCCAGACTCAATAATAGGTTTAGTTAACACGCTTAAAAATAATCCATCGAGGATTGTAGCTCGGGCGGGAGTAGGACCAAAGCTTGTCATGTGAAATTGCGTATCGTCGATAAAATGAGCAACACAACCTCTTAGATTGCCGCTATTAAACCCACCGCACATAAGATGCCATAAAGCTGGTTTATTTATTTTCGGATTAATACCCCCTGCCAGCCCTACAATATCATAAAGGGTATGTGCTTTAACAAGCTTATTGCAAATATTATAATCATCAACATAGACATCGTCGTGAATAAAAACAATACAGTCATATTTTGTTTTATAGCTTTTTAAAATAGTATTATACATTCTGCTTAATCCTGTCTTGTTACTAGAAGTATATAAAATATCGAAACTATTAGTTTCGCTTTTAATTTTATTAAGCGATTTAAATGTTAGTGTGTTATTGGGCTGCTCGTAGCTAGTACAAAAGTAAAAAGCAATTTTCATGGTGTAAAAAAAGGTGAGTTCGGTTTAAAGCGACCAACTGAAGTAATGCCTTCAGGTGTTAATAGGTAAATTAATCCTTCCTCGAGAGCAACAAATCCTTTTTCTGATAGCGACGAAAACTCGTTATTTAAAAAGTCAGCATATACTGTGCTTCCAGATCGTGCAATGTATATGTGACCGGTTTTTTGATTATACATCCATAAACCAAATGTACCTTGCAAGCAGGAAAGCGCCCGGGCGATCGCGGTTACCTCATCTTTACATTCAGTTTGCATTTGATGGATAAGAGGTGCAATAACTGACGAATCCACAACATTAAAAGATCTTTTATCAACAATAGTTTTTCTTACAATTTTATCATTCGTCAAGACACCGTTATGTGCAATAATCCAATTCTTATACTGGAAAGGGTGTGATGTTTTAGGTGAAAAATCTCTTTTTGCTGATGTAGGGGCTTGTGTATGTCCGAGAAAATAACTAAAATCGGTAATGCTTTTTTTCTTTTTGCCATATTCGATTGTCATTTTCTTTGTCAAAGTAGTTGTTCCGGGGCTTTTTAATAAAGCATGAATTTTTGTGTCGATCAATAGCCCGCCATAAGAGAATGTACCTCTCTTCTTATTACTATCATAAAGCTTTATATACCGTGTAAAGTCTTTAGAGCCAAATATGCCGCAAATATGTCTTATACCTCCTAATTATTATATGTATAAGAATAAATAATTCAAGATGAATAATGACTGTAGTCTTATATTTGAAGCATATTTAAAGAACAAAAAAGTACTTTCAGAAGCACCTATCTACGGCATGGGAGATATGGGATATACTGGGGATATTGAAAAAGCACCTGGAGGTGGTTATGGCGTTGGCAAAGCTGCAGCTAGAGAAGGTAAGACTAAAGCAGATATTGCTAATAACCTATTAGCTGCTATAAAAACAAAGCTTTTTAAGCCAAGCTCTCATATAGTTGATGGTACTGAGTATCAGCTTTTTTACCCAGGCAGCAAAATGAAATTTCGTACTGATTTAGAAAATTTAATTAAGTCAGAATTAAAGCTCGGTGGTACAGAGGCCAAATATACCGCTCGTGTAATTGATAATCTTCTCAATGTTGTAAGAGTGGATGCAGAAGGTGGTGTCAACACAACGCCAGTTAAGGTTAAGCAGGCTGTTGTATCGGGAATGAAGGATCAAGCTGTTACTGGTGCAGAGTCGCCAGATGGTTCACCTCTAGATGTTGCTGCTAAATCTAACACGTATTTAAAAAATCCGTTAACTAAGTTTATTAAAGAGTTCATGCCAATCTTTGTTGAGCTACCTGACGAAATAAAAATTGAAAAGGGTGATTTATATGACTCACCAGAACTTGAAAACGAAGTAATTGAAGCAACAAGACGTGCATATGATGATGCCAAGGCAAAAGATAAAGAATTAATTAGAGACTTTATTGATTCACTTAAATTTAAAAACAGCTACACTCCTGCAAGCGAGGCAAAGGAAGGTGAAGGTACGGGAGAATCACCAACTGTTGATGATATTCCAGAAGATGATGATGTAACGAGTGAATTGAGAAATATGGGTGCCCTACCCGGAAGAGTTGGTCGTGATCCAGGTAGCTTTAGTTACGGCGACTAATAGGCTTACAGTTATACTTCTTCCAAGGTATCGTAATTTTATATGAAATCGGGTCTATATACCCTGAATCTATAAAGCCTTTTAAACGCAAAGAGCACGCAGTACATTCACCGCAAGCCTGTTCTTCTCCCTCATAGCAAGTCCAGGTTTGACTAAAATCTACATTAAGTTTAATACCGAGTTTAATTATTTCTTCCTTTGATTTATCAATTAACGGCGCCTCAACTGCAATTTTGTTTCTACGATTTAAAGCTGATACATTATTAATTTGCTCTAAGAATTCTTCGCTCCCATCCCAAAACCCTGCAACGCTATCGGCTTGTGCGGCTCCATGAAAAACAGTACTAGCCCCGTAGTTCTCTGCTATTGCAAGTGAAATACTAAGAAGCATTAAGTTTCTATATGGAACATAGTTTACTGTCTGCGGATCACCCATTACATCTTTAGCCTTAGCTACTGCGACCTTGTTGTTAAGAAGTGAAGATACTTGACAGATATCTTTAAAAAACGGTAATTTTATGTGTTGACTATCGGCCGGTACATCGATCGATTCAATCTGAAATGACGCACAGTTTATTTCTTTATCACGGTGCTTCTGCCCGTAGTCATAGTTAACTGCAATTATTCTATCATACTTGCTAGCAGCTAAATGTAACAGTACAGAACTGTCCATCCCCCCGGAAATAGGGACTACTGCTTTACTCGACGGGTTCTTCTTCGCCTTGCGCTTCATTGACGTTATATTTGTATTCCTCTGCTAAGCGCTTGTCGAGTTCTGGAATAATAAATTCCTCGTAGAAAGCGGGATCTTTTGCAAAAGATTTTGCATAACCCAGTTTATCACCCTTCTTATACTTACCGCTAGTAATACCAACAGTATAAGTTGCACCGTTTTGTTCGACGATGCCTCTTGCAGTTGCCATGCCAAGCAACCCACTATACTTGTTAAGTCCTGTCTTAAAAGAAAGATACATTTCTGTCTCTAAAAACGGCGGAAGGAAGCGATTCTTTACAGTTAAGGCACGAAGTGTAGTACCGCTATACTTATTTGCTTCTGCAAGCTTCTTATCATCAGCATCCATAGAATCGCCTTCGCCTTCTTTTTCATGTCGCTTAGCAAGCTGTACAAGAATACTAGCCATATACACGGGGCCTGAGCCACCAGCCTGGTTCTTTACAAGACTAGGAAACATTGAAGCAGGATCTTCATATGTATGATTGGTGAACAAGATAGTGACACCTGCCTTAGCCGCTTTAAAGGTTAGAGTACGGAACATACTCTTTAGAGACTTTGCACGAAGACCCATATCAGATGCAGATTTATCTTTAGCTACGTCATCAAGCTCTTTTTGTGAGGCTAAGTTACCTAAACTATCAATACTAATAATAAACTTACCTCTTGCGTTATTTTCGATTACGCTATCGAGAAAAGCACTAATCTGATTACGACATTGATCAATAGTATCCACCGGTACATATTTTGTACCTTCCGGGTCTAATCCAACTCCCTTTGTACTGTTTTCGTCAATAGCGATTTCAGTATCAAATATAACAGGAGTAAGACCTTTCTTCTGAGCTGTAGCAAGAATCTTATTTACAATAAAAGTCTTACCTGTTTGACTAGGGCCTGAAAACCCTGTTATTCTTCCTTGAGGAACGCCACCATTGCGGCAACTACCGCCAAGAATAGCATTAAGAGCGTAGCATCCTGTATCAAACCACTGATCAACTTTACTAAGTGCATTTTCGTTTAAAAAGGATGCTTCTGAATTTAACTTATCCAACGACGCGAATACTTTATTAAGATCTTTATTCATAGATCTAGTATATATGAAGTTAAATTAAAAACAAGTAAAAAATTACTCGTCAAACAACTTAATTACTTTGTCGGAAGACGGAGCACTGGAAGTGCCTGTTGCAGCAAGAGGAGCTGAAAACAGCTTCACATACTGATCAACAAGGCGTTCATCATTCTGAATATCAACACCGAGAACAATGTTATTAAAGTTAAACTTCCAAACAGTACCCTCTGTCTTAGCTTTCTCGCCGACAAATTCTCTAAAATAGAGAGGAATTGTTTGTACGTTAAGTTGACCTTGCTGCGTGGGCTGCACGTGGATGATAGCAGGGTTCTTAACATGAAGATGTGTTTTATCTTCCTTAACTAATGTACCAATCATGGTACGGCCGATGTGATCAATAAAGGTTACAATATTTTCGTTTGACATATAATTAATTTAAATACCTAGTATAAAAAATCAACTATTAAACACCAAGAAGTTCAAAAAGATCTGTCTGTACCTGTGATCCAGGAGAATAAAGCTTCCAATTTACAGCTTCATAGAATCTCTCTATAACAGAGAAGATAATCTTTTCAAACATTAGCTCATAGTCTAGCTCAAATGTATTTGCAAATTCTTTAGGGAAATCATATTTGTATCCTATAGTTGTAATGCCAAATTTATTTGGTTGTCGAGTATAAAAATATCTTACTTTATCACCGGACGATATTTTTTCGTACTTTTTACCGGTATTGAATCTGTCTAAAAGAATATTATAAAAATAAGCTGCTTTAACGTGAATAGGCATATGCTTTGCAGTTTTAAACGCGTCACATTGCGCAGCATATTTTTCGTAACCTTTAACACCCATTACAAAAGCAATATCTTCAATAGGAAGCTTTTTAAAGATGTCATACGTTTCATTAAAGATTTTATTTGTAGTGGTAAGATCGCGGGTTAGAAGCATTGTCTCAATAATCTTTTTTACATAAGGCTTAATAGGAGCAGGCATCGTTGTTCGAACAACCTCAACGCCTGTATACTTAAATTTGTCACAAGGAATACCTTCTTCGTCTAAAACATGTAGTACATAGCGTTTTTTCTGTAGAAAGAGACCGCTATCTGCAATTGCCTCGCGCTTAAAAACAAAACGACAATCTTTAGAACCAAGCGCTTGCTGACCCCACTTAATAATATTTTCATTGAGATAATCTTCAATATCTTGTACCTGTTTGTAATATTCTTGGGTAATTTTACCTTTAGAATCTAGCATCTTTAATCCAGTATTTTTTACTATATGTTTAATAGAAATGTATGAGCTATCCGTATCGTTATAGATAATGGGTGTATCTTCTAAAATATCTTGATCGGTAAGTTTAGCCTTTTCCTTAATATAATTCTCTAGAAGTCTATTTGATTCTTTAATAACTGCTTGACCAGTAAGTGTAATTGATTCTGCTAATTCATCATCACCAAGAGGACTATGTTTGTTACCAAAGTAACCATAAATTGTATTAATAAGAATCTTAATAGTGTGTTGAGTAATATTTAAATTATCAATCTCATGTTTAAGATTTGCATACTCAGGTGCGGTTTTTTCTATGTTTACGATTTTACGTTTAAGTGTGTTAAGCTTCTTTTTAATTTCAACTCTCTTTTTATAAAAGTGATCTACTGTAATTGGAATGATACCTTTTTCTTTTTGTGTAAAAAGAACTTTAGCCTTCGAAATTGCTATCTCTTCCTTTTGAATAAAGTCAACAAAGCTTTTGTGCGATAGCGTAAAGGTCTGACCGTTTACATGTTTGATAGTAACGTCTTTATCGGTCTTGTCAATAATAGATCCAACTTTCGTTTCAGGAGAAAGATTTAACGTTATCATAACGTTTGGATACAGACTATTAGCATCGAAAGATACAATATGCTCTTGAAATCCTTTGCGCGGTTCACCTACATAAGCACCTGCGTTTTGCTCTTCACTTGTATTCGTTTTATTGAATGTAGGTATGCGTTGATCTCGCGTACGAGCTCTTATAGCGCAAAGACCTGTAATTACTGATAAAGAGCCGAGAGCTCCTTCAAATGTGGTTAACCCAGCATATGCAATCATTCTAAGAAGCTGTAGGTATTGTAGCTTTGATTCTAATCTGACCAAAAGATTAACGTCCTGTACGTTATAATCAACAAACAGTTCCCAATTATCATCAGCTAAGCTTGCAAGATTTGTATCACCATAATCAATCTTATTCTCCCCGAGTTCTGTCTGACCAATAGCATCAAGCTTATAAGACTCTCTCAACGTAGGGCAAAATCGCTTATAAATATCCAAGTAATCGACGCACGAAACACCCTCTAAATGCCAATGTACTTGCTCTCTACCAAATCGACCTGTAAAAGTTATCGGACGTATATATCCAACAGGTGATAATTTTTTAGTTTCATCTTCTCCAAGAATACGGGTAATTCTATTAACAATATAAGGTACATCGAAAAATTCGCTATTCCATCCAGATAAAATATCAGGATAATCAGAAGTAAAATAACTTAAGAACTTGGCTAAAAGATCTTTCTCAGTCCTACAGTATATGTATGTATGGTTTTCATTCTTCTTATTATATGGTTTAAGTCCCCATGTGATAAAGTGCTTTCTAAGTGAATCATAGACTGTAATAATATTAATAGGATGCTGTGGATCTTCTGGCTTAGGAAATTCATCTGGGCTATAAGTCTCGATATCAATAAACAATACTTTAAGATCGTTTTTAGTAAACTCTGGCTTTTCATTCTCTTTCCAGAATGTATCAATAAGAAACTGTTGCTGAATATTTAGGTTTTCAAAAACTCTAGTTACTTTATTATCCTTAAGGTATCGCGAGCGTTCGGCTTGATTTTTAAATCTCTTCTTCTTTAACTTTGTATTAAAGATACTTGTGGTGTCTGGGTGATTATTTGTTTCAAGGTATATGTAAGGCTCAAACGTTGAATCTAAAGTTATACGCTTCCCATTCTCGTCCCAGGTAAAAAGACGCATGAGCTGATCTCTTGGTAAATAGGCTACACTACGATACACAATCCAATTATATATTATATTCTAAGAAGTACAATGTTAATATTTTGACTACTTTAATCCGTTAATAGCGTTAAGCAACTTTCTATCTGAATGACCATATGGCATATTATATAACTCGACATATTTGTTAATATTGTCTTCATTCTCGAGCCAGCGCGATTCTGCGACTTTTCTAAACTTAGCGCACTGATTCATATATTTGCCTTTCTTGAGAAGTGTATCTTCAATACACCCAATCATTTCATCGCCTGTTTTAAACTTAATAGGTGCTTCACCGTATGTTACCATATCCTGACAGGCAATCGGTAAACCATAACAACAAGCTTCAATATACTTTAGATCGCTCTTGGCCCTATTAAACGTATTATCTTGAAGAGGTGCAACAAGCATATTAACTTTAAGATTAAAAATCTTCTCTGGATAGTTATAAAGATTTTCCCATGGGTGAAACTCGAGATCGCCATTCATAACATATGGCCTGAGAGGTAGAGGAAATGCTCCTAAAAATACCCATCTATATTTGTGACGAGTCTTAATAATAGTATCGCATACATGAAAGAAGTCGTCGTTCTGATTTACTCTGTTATCAACATCAAAATGCGCGCCAGATCCTGCATAAAGAATACGAGGACGCTTTTCATTTAAATCATAATTCTCTGAAATTCGCCTATCACTATAAAAATTACCCATCCACCATTTCGGAGGATAATTTGGGATAACAGTAACGTTCTTGTTAGAAGTCTTACTCATGTAATAATCTTTCATAAAATCACATGTCACAGTAATCTCATCACACATCTCCATAATACGTTGTGCGGTCTTACGGATCTCAGGATCAGTAAACGCAGGTTTAAATTTATTATATTCCGGAATATCTTCGCTAAACACTAGATCGTCAATTTCATAGATAATTTTAAAATCATGCTTTCTACTTAAGTCTTTTAAGAATTCAATAAACTTAGCTTGCTGAACGGTAGCCTGTCTCTGAATACGGACAGTTTTGATACCGCGGTAGTAGTTAGGATCGAAGCACATTACAGTACTACCATGTACAACACTCTTACTATGTGCGTTTAAAAGATGCTCTGGCCAAATCATACGCCAGAAGCCGCATCCACTATAATCGGCATAATAATTTAATGATCTACTTAAATCAAGCTCAGGTGGGCGTGGCAATGCGTTTTGTTGCTGTTGCCCTGGCATACCTGGAAACGGTTGAACAAATGGTGAAGCAAAAGGCTGTACAAAGGGTCCTGGGGTCATTGTTTTAATTATGCATTATATTCTTTATAATCAACTCGTTTTGTTATACCATTTGTCTTTTCAAGGAAAATAATGTCACCGGTTGCAGCTTTAATACTTTCTTTACGATGACTAATAACCATTATACATTCATTGAATTTATCTACTCTCTCTTTGAGAATTCCAATAACAAGTTCGACGCCTTTTTCATCTAAACTAGAATCAAATAATTCGTCATATATGCTAAAATTAAACGATACATCACCCTGTAGTCGGCGAATATCCATAAACGTAAACAAGCATGCTAAGTCGATATTTTTCCTCTCGGCACCGCTAAAATTGAAATAAGAGCATTGCTTGCCTTTATTATCTATAATCTCTTCTTCAAAATATTCGTTAAACACGCAAGAGCAATTTGCAACCATCTTTTTAAGATAGTATGCTAGCTTACTGTTAAACAATTGAAGAATTTTCTTAACAATATATGATTTTACTCCTTCTTCTGAAACAACAAATTTAACAACATCTAGAGTGTTTAATGTTTCTTTTAATGTCTCAAGATCAAGCTTAACTGCAGTAAGTCTGTGATTTTGCTCTTTTAATAAATTATCAAATGCAGTTGAATCAGTTTCAATATCTTTTAAATCTTGATCGAGCTCTACCTGCCATTTGTTAAGTTGATTCAACCTTTCTTCTAGATTATTTTTTTCTTTAAGCTTATGCTGATACGTATTAATACCATCTCTTATCTTTTGTATACGTATCTCTAGTTTATCTTCAACTGCTAAGAATTGCTTCTCTTCACCTTTATGTGTTTCGATCTGTACTTCGTGAGTCTTTATTTCATTCTTAATTTTAGTTTTTTCGTCCTTTATATGCGTACGGTCTGTTTCTTCTATTGATCGTAAGCATGTTGGACAAACATCTTTATCTGTACCGACAGCATTTATCTTTTTAGTTAACTGTGCTATCAATGTTGTATTTTCTGTAATAGAGTGTCTAATGCTCTGTATCTTTTTATCGACTTTCTCTCTGTTCTGCTCTTGTTCTAATATTTCCTTTTTAAGATTCTGTACATCAGGTAGTTCAAATTTTTCGAGTGTATTACTAATAGTTTTAATTTCACTAGCGTTATTCTTCTTTCGAGTAAGATATTTTTCTTTCTTTCTCTCTCGCTCAAGAGCAGAGTTTTCTTTCTGCTTTTCATACGTACTAATACTTTTAGCTACTTCATCATATTTCGTAGTCTCAATATCAAAGGTTTTCTTTTTATCAGTAATATCTGCTTTAAGAAGCGTAAGCATATTGCTAAAAACTCCAAGATTAAAAATATCTTCAATAAATTTTCGCTTCTCTTGTTTCTTCTTTGCCATAAACGGTATAGTATTGTTTACCGTCATAATGACACAGTTTTGAAATATTTCAGGGGTACAATTAAATTTAGACATTATAAAGCTATTTGTATTTGAAATACTATCGCGTGTCTTATCTTCACCATTAACAAAGATATGGCACTTAGAGGGCTCTAATGTTCTAATAATTTGTATGTCTTCTGCTTTATCATATTGCTGAATAGATATATCGAGTATTACTTCACAGTTCTTACGATTAACATTATTAATAATATTTTCTTTCTTGAGATCTCTTAGCGTTTCACCGAAAACACCAAAGTATATAGCGTCTGCTATTGTTGACTTACCAACACCATTACGCCTATCTTCTTTATCTTTATTGAGACCTGTAATAATATGAAGACCTTTTCTAAAGTCGACATTTACCGGTTGATTACCAACGGAGAGAAAGTTCTTAATACTAATCTTTTTAAAAATAATATTCTTCATGATGTACTACCTGCGCGTTTATATAATTCAGAACAATAGCTCGATACTTCCGCCTTCTTATCTATATCAAGTAAATTAATAAATTCTTCTATAGCTTTACTCATATCTACACCAGATAAGTCAACAGATTGTTCATCATTAACTGCTATACTATTGTCAAATAACGTATAATCAACAGATAGTGTAAACGGTTTATGTGTAGATAATTTTTGTATTAATGTATCGATATTATCACTAGTTATTTTTTTATCTATAATAACTTTAACAATATTATTATTAATTTCTTCGTTTATATTTGATTTTAATTCTTGTAAATCTGATAGTGCTATTTTTTTATGTTTAGGTGATAATACATTCTCGTAAAATGTGTACTTAAGACTATTAAGATCAAGTATATAATAACCTTTTGTTGAACCCGTATCACCGAAATCCATTTCAAACGGATTACCTACGTAAATGATATTTTGATTACCGTACTTACGCTCATCTCTTAAATGAAAATGACCGGTCATAGTTAGATCAGCTCGAGATAATAGATCAGATGTTTTAATACCATGATCACAATGCTTATGACTATTCATCTTGAAGCTTTCAATTTCTAAATGACCGAAAATAACATCAGATTTTTTAATTTCTTTTACGCTGGCGCCCCAAGGTAAGAATGAGCATGTTTTACCATATATCTTAAACGTTTGTGGTTCGCTAATAATAGTGATATTTTTCCAGCCGTTAAGTATCGATAATGAATTAATATCAGCTCTATCTTTATAGAACGCATCGTGATTGCCTACTAATATAACAATATTAAAATCTGACCACAAATTAAGAATTTGATTAACAACATGAATTGTATTAACTGCAATCTCGTCTCTATAATGATATAAGTCACCGAGAATAAAAATGTCTTTTATTTCTTTTTGGTTCAGCTCGTTTTTTAGCCATTCAGCCCACTTAAGAGCGGTTTCATGCCAAAAGATACTATTTTGATGTACACCAATATGTAAGTCGGCTATACAACAAATCTTATCGCTTCTCGTAATTAATTCGTCTGTCTTTTTCACTCAGTAGTATTATAATTGTCATCATCTGTATTGTGCGTAGGTTGCACATATATATGGGCTCCACCCATTTGCTCTGGATCAATCATATGCTCTGTATAAACTTTATCTCTATATTCATTCAATACTTGATGATGCTTATTTTCTTTCTTAATTCTGTTAATAAAAGCATGAAATGCAATAGTAGTAAAATATGAAAACGGACTAAATCCAGTATCGAGCTTAAACTTCTTATTTCGTAGAGCAGAAAACATTTTTACTATAGCGTCACCTATCATGTCATCTTTATAGGAGTAGTTAATAAAATTTGGTGCATAGCTTAAACCGTTTGCTATCTTTGTTAGGCTCTCACCTAACTTCTGTGTAATATGACCTGAATTATAATAATTGCGAATTTCTTCTTCGAACTCCTTACCGTTAACATAATGAACCTTTTCTTTAGCTTTAAGTTTTTTCGCAACAACCGGTGGTGCTGGTAGTATAGGATCTTTTAAGAGCTTCTTAAGCTCAGGGTCTTGCTCTACTGCAAGTACTTCCTTAGCTTTAGTAGGTTTAAGGTTCTTGGATTTTCTTAATTGTGTAATTGATTTTTTCTTTTTCATAAAGTTGTATTCGTTTTTGCATATGAGCCGAGCTATACTTCAGTTCATCCGCAACATCGATGATTATAAGCTTATCCTTATCCTTATGCAAGCGCAAACCTCTTCCTATTGACTGAACTATCTTTATTTTTGCTTTTCCACCACAGGCAAAGACAATATAATGAAGATTTTTAATATTAATACCTGTAGAAAATATCTTAGATATTGCAACAACAACAATATCGTCGTTTTCTTCCATTAACTTTCTAATTTTGTCTCTTTCAGCCACTTCGACTTCACCGCGTATAAAGTAAATCTGCTTAACGCCACACATATCTCTAATTACATTGTATAATGTTTCACCATGCTCAATAAAATCTACAAGGATAAGAACATTTTTAGGCAGTTTACAGGATATCTTAGCCAATAGCTCGTTTCTAAATTTATTGCGTAATAAAAATCTTTGTTCTTCACGATACATATTCATAGAAGATATAACAAGGTCCTTGAAAGGATCTTCTTTATAATATAATTTTATAATCTGTATAACAGCACTACTAACATAATTTTCTAATCTAAGTTCGTAGCTATTTTTTTCATATATTATAGGGCCTATCTTACCTATAATATTCCATTGATCTAATAAATTTTCGGGCATAGTACCTGTAAAACCAAATCTAAGAGGTGTTTTTATCTTCTTAAGAATTTTATTAACTTCATTTCCTCTTCTTATTTTATGTACCTCGTCAACTACCAATACATCTATATTTTCTAACCAAGATAAATCTGTATTTTTACTTTGTAAAATGCCTAAATTAGCTATTGTTACATTTGCGTTATCTTTAAGCTCGCAACTACCTGTCCATTTTCTTACTGTATATGGTACTTTGTATGATGAAAAATCAGCTGATGTTTGCTCTACAAGACCGAGATCAGGAACAATATATAAACAATTAAATTTTGAACCATGTAGTAAAAATAATTTTGTTAAAAGCGATGCAGCGGTTAATGTTTTACCACCCGCTGTAGCGAGAACAATTGTACCTCTACCTATTGAAAGAGCTTTCTTGACAATTTCTTCCTGATAATCTCTTAATGGTATAGAAAGAGGAATAGGCTCATAACTAAAGCGAGTATCAGCCTGAAGACCTTTTGATGGCATAATTTCTTTAAGCAACGTATCTTCTGTCTTGACTTCCCCCACATATTGTTTATTTGCAAGATATTTTCTAATTTCAAAATATAATCCAGGATCAAATCTACCTGTCGGAGTAATAGCATATGTTCTTTGAGGTAAAAATCTGCCATACTTTTTACGCATAAAAAAAGCAGCTTCGTTTTTTACGGAAAAGTTCTCTCTTATCTCTTCAAAACAATCTCCAGAGATTATACCTGCGTTCTTTTTTTCATCAAAACTAAAATTAATCATGTCGTTTCAAGTTTTATAATATCAATTATATTTTTAATATCGTAAGATGTTGAGCTAAGAGTCTTTTCAGATTTTTCTAATAATTCAATTATAAGTTCGAGTTCTTTTATCTTGTTATCAAGCTCTATAATTTCGCTATGCTTTTCTGCAGTGCGCTCAACAACAGGTAAAGCGAGCTTTACAGGGCTTTGTTCTTGTATCTTATCAACAAGAGTTTTTTTATGTAATTCGCGATCTTTACGTAGTTTTATTACTTCTAGCTTGTGACGTATACATCTACCGGCCCATTTATGCTTAATACCAGGTAACTTTAACTGATACTCCTTAATAATGAGTTCATCAATTTTTAAGTCGCTTTCTAGTTCTTTTATATAATCTTCGAGTAACATTTTCATAAATAATAGTATAAATATATTAAAAATCAATGAATCTCTTTGAACAAGCATTTAACAGGATAATAACAGAAGATAATGTTGCTGGTGGGTCTGGCAGTGTTTTTGGAGCAGGGCCTACAGGATCTATGGGGTCTACAGGAAATCAATTCCCAGCTCAAAACGACAAAGGTTATGCCCCGGGAGATGCGCGTGTTCCTTCTTTTCTTGGCTCAGTTAACGACAAAAGAAAGAAAAAATTAAATAAGAAAACTAAAACATTTTTTGCTCGTAGACCCTTCTCTTTTGGAATGTAAATATAAGATGAATC